AGATGAATACCATGTTGGCGGTATTAAAATCTGGTAAAAACTATGGCAAAAGAATTAAGCGAGAACCAGATATCTGGCGGTACACCAGTACGAGGTGAATTGGAGGAACGCAAGGAAACATCGAAACAAATGTCTCCTTCTCCTGCCAAGCTTGCCAGTGGTGACAAGATTAAAAGACCTCCCGAAGCTGACTTTGTACCACCAATTGACGAGAGGGTTGATGTAGCCCACTTGTTGAATTTTTTGCAGGAGTCTGTCCAAAGCTCTGTGGATTCTAGGAGTGATTGGCAGCAGGGTCTTGAGACTTGGTACAAACAATACAAGGGTATCCTAAAATCCAAAAATTTTCCTTGGGAAGGTTGCTCCAATCTTCATATCCCAATTACAGGTATCATTATTGATACCTTGGTTAGTCGAATGATTAACCCTATATTCGGAACACAGCCGTTTGTAACGGCTAGGGGGGTAAGCGAAACTGCTCCGCAGCAACCCTTACCCAATGGGGGGAGCGATGCCCCCCATACCATATCTGACAATGAGAAAGCACATGATGTCGAGAATATGCTTGACTTTGTGCTGACAAAACGTATTGGCGTTTATGCCAAGGTACAGGATTGGATCAGGGAAGCCTTCATTTATGGTCGAGGCATAATGAAGATTGTCTGGCGTAAGGATGTACGCAAGTATACTAGGAAGCTGAATCGTGAACAGGTAGAAGAAGAGGTAGCTATATTCCAAGACAGGGTTCAGTCAGGTCATGCAACTGCTCCTGTTCTTGAGTTCCTAGACCAGATGCTTTTTATTGCGGAAGCCAATGATTGGGAGAAGAAACCGTTTGTAAGTATTGAGAGGGAAGAGGTTGTTTATAATAATCCTGATTGGGTATTCATTCCTATAGAGGATTTTATATATCATCCGAGGGCGATTGATATTGCGTCTTCTCCTTATGTAGCTCACAGGTTCAGGCGTGATTACGATGAACTTTTAAAAGCACAGGATGCAGGAGTTTATACCAATATTGAATTAGTTAATCCTATGGGTGGTGGTAATGAGGGTACGATTATCTCTTCTCATGGTGAAAGTTTACTGAAAGATGTTCAGACACTGGAAGAAGGTTATCAAAATGTAGGACAGGAAGCTGAAGACAAGCTTGAAGAAATAGAATTAATAGAATTTCATGGGAAGTACGATATAGATAATGATGGAAGGATGGAAGATATAGTAGCAACCTTCAGTCCTAAACAAGGTGTTTTACTATCTATAAGGGAAACAGATTTACTGCATGGTAAGAAACCATTTGCAGAAATAAAGATGTTTCCTGTCCCCGGTCGTTTTGAATCGCAAGGTGTCCCCGAAATAATAACCGACCTACAGCAGGAATTAAATGATATCCACAATCAACGGATCGACAACGGTACGATTACCAATGCAGTCATGTTCTGGTACGATCCGAACTCAGATGTTGACCCCGAAATACACCGACCCGGACCGGGTATGGGATTCCCTGCTGGCCCAAACCAAATTGGAATCCTACAGACAGGAGATGTTAAGTTCTCTTCTTTCAGGGAAGAGGAATTGGTCAGGAGACTCATACAGGATCGTATTGGCGTGTCAGACTTTGCTATCGGAAACGATGCCACGGCAGGACAAAACAAAACAGCTACTGGTGTAAGTGCGATTGTTCATGAGGGTAATCAACGATTAGAAATGATGCTTCGTAATGTTGCTGTTGGTTTGAATGAAGCGGTACTGCAAACACTTCAGTTGATACAGCAGTTTGGTGACGATGAAATGTATTTCAGAATAGTTGAAGGGGCTGAAACTTCCATGCGTAAGGTTACTGCAAGGGAGATACAGGGTCAGTACGATATAGACATATCTGCCAACTCTGTTAATACGAACAGGTTGATGCAGTTAAACGAGATACAGCAACAGTTGGAGCTTGCACTAAGGGCTGGCCCCGAACATGTGAATGTATCACCGTTGATAAAAGAGTTTATGCGTAAGTCTGGTTCTAAACTAGCTGATGAAATTTCAGTACCAGAGCATGAAGCGGTATTAAGGAAAGCGTCTGCTAAACCAGAATTGTTAATGGCATTGAAAGAACAGATAGATCAGTTGGCTATGCAAGCAGGGTTGATCCAACCGCCATCCCCAGAAGGGGGGCAAGGACAGCCACAGCCTGCTATGCCTTCTATGCCTCAAGCACCTGCTGGTGGTGGTATAGATTTACAGGGAATTATTCAGCAGCTTGGCCCAGTCATACAACAATTGTTTAGCGGTAACGGACAGCCACAGCAACCTGTGCCTCCGCAACCGACAATGCCTCAATAGATGTTAAACAAATATTTGAGAATAGCTAAGTCACCAGAAGAAAAGAACCAGCATTTAAGAAAACTTGCAGGTGTGCTAAACACTCCGCATTGGCAAGAGGTCAAGGACGAGATGGAAGATGCCTTGATTAAAAGTTATGAAAGATTTAACGAGTGTGAAACATATGAAGATTTCATACGAGTACAAAGTGAGGTGTTGGCAATCCAAAAGCTTGCTAACCTGAACGGACTCATGAAGATTGTCGTTGCAAGACGAGACAGGATTCGTCCCCCTGTAATGATGGGACAGACTAAATAGGAGTAACATTATGCCAGACGGAAAAAGGGTTGTTAACGAAAAAACAATCGTAGAAACCGAGCAGGAATCGGCACCTGCACAAGAAGTAAATATGGACACTGTTGTGAATGATGCATCAGAGATGGGGCATACTCTGCCCTTACATGATGAAATATCTCCGAGTAGGCTTGATTGGTCAGACATGGCTCCAGTAGACGAGTTTGATCGTATTGCCGAAAAAAGGGGTGTTGACTCTCTTGGGGGTCAGGAGCAAAGTCCGCAGGGTGTGGGTGAGCTTACCGACAGTATGTCCAAACGTATCACTAAGATGAAACAGCAAGAGCAGTCGAAGCTTGCAGACAAAGATAATGTCATTGCGGAAAAAGATTCAATCATAGCGGCTCGTGAGCAGCAGATTAATCAATTGACGCAAATGGCGGCTGATTATCAGAAACTGCAATCTTCTTATGTACCACCGCAGGGTGATGTCACTGAAGTGGACAACCAGATTACTGAAATGGATCAACGATTACAGGATGAAGGGGACACATACACAGCGGCTGAAGTTGCCCAACATATGCAGAAACGTCAGGATTTGCAGATGAAGCGTTCTGAAACTGCCCAAGCACAATCTCAGGCTCAAAATTTGTTGAAACAACAACAGAATCTGAGAACGCAGTCAGACCAATTTGTCAGGGAGAATTATGATTTCATAAATGATTCTAAAAGCGAATATTACCAGACGTTGAAGACACAGGCATATCCAGTGTTGGAAAGTATTATTGGGCCACAATTCAAGAATCATCCACAGGACATGGTATTAGCTGCCGAGCTTAGTAAACTGATGGTGGACGCAAATAAATACCAACAAATAATGGGTAACCAACCTGCCCCACGACAACAAGCCGCACCAATGGCAGGCAATGTCACACCGCAGTCACGACCAAACCAACGGCAACAGTCTACTTTTAGGCAAGCTGCTAATGATTTGCGTGGTGGTGGGGTGCAAGGCTTTGCAGATATGTTGTCACAGCGTGGGCATACTTGGCGGCCTTAATTAAGTAGGAGAATTATCATGGCTCTATTTGAGACATACACAGAAGCGGCAGGTACTGGCGGCGGTGGTATGCGTGAGGACTTGCTGGATGTAATTGTGAATATCTCTCCGACAGAGACTCCGATGTTGAGTGCTTTCAAGAAATCAAAAGCTGTTGCTACAACGCATGAATGGCTTACTGATACTCTTGGAACCGCAGATGCATCAAGAGTGGCTGAAGGAGCGGCATTCAGTAACAGTGCTAATGTTGCTACGGCACGAACACGATTGAGTAATTATACTCAGATTAATCGTGAAGTGTTTGAGGTGTCAGATACAATGGACGCTGTTGACAAAGCTGGGATTAAAGGCGGCGAGTATGAGTACCAACTTGCTCGTGCTTTAAAAATCCTCGCATTGGCAATGGAGACGGATATTGTTAATGGTGCTTCAGCAGCAGGAGCGGCAGGAACGCCTAGAGGTTCTAAGGGAGTAATTCCTTGGACTACTTCTAATGTCGATACGGCAGGCGGTGGTCGTGATTTGACCGAAGCCATTTACAATAATAGCTTACAGGCTATCTTTGTTAACGGTGGAAATCCTGACACGACTTATGTACACGGTACGCAGAAACGTGCAATTTCCGGGTTTTCTGCATCTAGTCAACGAAATATAGAAGCTACTGCTAAGAAGCTTGTGTATAGCGTTGATGTTTATGAGAGTGATTTCGGGCTACAGCGAGTCATTCTTGACCGTCACATGATTACTGACAAGCTTGCACAGTTGCAGAAGGATATGTGGGGCATAGCAATGCTACGTCCAGTTAAACATACTCCGATTGCCAAGCAGGGTGCTTCCCGAGCAGGCATGGTTGAGTCTGAGTGGACAGTAGTTTCTTACGAAGAAAAAGCTTCAGGCATTATTGAAGAATTGAATGTCTGATTGTTTTAATCTTTAAATGGGCTTGGGGGGGCAACCCCCCTTGCTTACTTTATGAAAAAAAATAAAAAGAAAACACGGGATATTCCTGACAAGGATGGTTACACAAGCGATACAGCTACACGTTTGTTGCACGAAGAAGGCAATCGCTTTAAGAAGGCTGAAACATCTTTTCAGCATATCCAAAGATTGGATGATACTGGCGAGGAAGTAAAAGCAGAGAGGGTAGTCACTGATAATGGCTTTACAGATCAGCGTAGCATGAGAAAGGTTGGGAGTATTCCTTCTGTATTTCTAATGCAACCAAAATATAAAGATATACTGAGTGATGACCCAAAATCTTTTAAGAAAGCCGTAAAGCGTTTCTTTACCGATCATCCAGAATTTAGAATCTGTAACCAAAACTATTGATATGGGAATTTTTACAACATACGATGTTCCAAAGGAAGCTTTAAAACCTTCTGCTCCTTATAAGCTGGAACCGAAGGACGAAGAAAAAGAACAACCTACTGAAGAGTTAAAGAAGCAAGTTGAAAAATTGAAGAACAAAGAGGAAATCGAATCCTTTATTAAAAAAGGAGAAGAGGTTCTCAAGGCGTTAAAAAAAGAACTGGGAGAATAAATAGTGTCTCTGTTAACAATAAGAAATCCTATACTGCGTGACTTGGGTCTTGATTCTGGGTCAAGTCTTGTTAGTGATGTCAAGGTTCGTATCCTTGATTACATCAACGAGGCTATTGAGGAACTTAATATATTAGCCAAGTGGGATATATTAAAATCCGAGGGGACTGTTACGTTGGCTACTGATACCAGAGAATATCTTTTGGCTACGGATGCGGATGTAAACAGGATTGTTGGTGATAGATTTTATATAGATTCGGAAGATGTATTCGTTCATATGGCTACATCTAATCAGGCTTTTCAGGAAGAAGTAATACAGGGGGATACAGGTAGACCTCTTGTGTGGATACCGTTTGGTAAGAATGCTTCACAGGTGGACAAGATTAAGGTTGACCCTGTACCTACTGCTGATGAAAACGGAATGGTGATGACCTATTGGTACACACGGAAGCTGTCAGATTTGAGTGCTGATTCTGATACAACTCCATTCCAAGAAGTAGTCATAAGACATATGGTAAAAGCCAAATATTCAGAATACGATCAGGATTTTGCCAAGCGTGATAGGGAGATGCAGTTAGCTAATTCATTGTTGCAGAAGTTGCAAGCACAGAACAGGGGTGCTGTAAGATTCAGACCATTAACCAGACGTAATTATTCTTTGGCTAGATAATGGCACTAAGACAAAAAATATTTGAATCGAATAACAAGGGGCTGTTCGATGTCGCAGTTGGTGAAGGAAACATATCCCCCAACTATGCCACTGAACTACAAAATAGCCGGGTTGCATTAAATGGCGAAGTATCGAAGAGAAGGGGACGAGTCTTCTTCAATGATGTCGCCATCCATCATGCTGCAGGAAACAGCGTTGATACTTATGCTTCTAGTAACCAAAGCGGTACGGTCAGCATGTATTCTGCTAACAACGAAGATGTTGGCTTTGCCGTAACCTTGTCTTCTGACGAGTCTATTCAGAGCGTTAAATTTTGGTTAAAAAAGTCTGGCTCACCCACAGGGCTTATGAGGGCGAAGATATATGCGAGTACAGGTACTGTCGGTTCTACTGGTGTACCTACTGGTGACATATTAAAAACTTCCTTGGAACTTGATTCGGCTGACCTGACAACTTCTTTTGCTTTTGTTGAGTTTACATTTGAAGAACCTTATGCGGTTTCCGCAGGTGATGTATGTTTTGTTCTTGATTACAGGGGTGGGGACTCAGGTAATTATATTATATTGGGTACTGACAGTTCTTCTCCTACTCATGGTAGTAACGTATTCAAATCCAATACGGCAGATTCTGGTTGGGGGGTAGATGCAACACAGGATATTATATTCGATTTGTTTCGTGCTGGGCCAGATGTAATAGGGTTGATGGTTTATGATGGTAACTATCCAGCTTCATATGAAATTTTAGCACAGGCTGATACTAGGTTGTTGCGGTATACGGCATCAACTGGTGCTTTTGATACGGTTATTAAGTCTGGTTTAACTTTAGGCGAGAAGTTGAACTGGACTATGTTCAACAACAAGATGATTTTAACAAACGGTACGGACAATCCGTTTAAGTATGGGTACACCCCTAAACCGTTTGCTCCTACTACTGGTGTTTCGACTTCAGGATCAAAAGCTGCAAGAACTTATTATGTGACAGTTACCTATGTAACAGCATATGGGGAATCTATTGCGAGTGAACAGGTTACTCAGGCTATTAATGCTAATGATGTTTTAACAGTGACAAGCCCTGTCGCTTTGGCAGGTGCTACCAGTTATAATGTTTATCATCATACTGTTTCTGGTTCTCTTAAACTACAAACAGCTACACCTCTGGCAATAGGGGTTAATTATACGGAAGCAGTATCTTTAAATGATGGGGCTGTGCCTCCGACAGCACATACTGGTTGGTATGTTATAGACCTTGCAGACAATCCACCGAAAGGTAAATATGTCTATGCCTTAAACAACCGGGTTTGGGTTTCTGGAGTTGCGGAGGAAAGCACGAGGTTTTCTGGTTGTGCTGTAGATAACGAAGATGATTGGTCTACTGCTTCTGATTATGTAAATATTGATCTTTCTGCTGTATTGGCTCGTGGTGATACGATTACAGGTTTGGCTAGGTTGGGGCAGACCAGTTCTTTAATCATCGGGTTGCAGAATCATATTGTTACTTATAATGTTCCTGCTACGTTTAATGATATAGCGATTGACAAGCAGGTATTTAATACAGGGGTAATGAGTCACAGGGGGATGGATGAAGTAGGGCTTGATAATTACATTGTGGAAAGAGAGGGATTAAATTC